CCATCCCAGGCGATCGGCGGCCTCGGACAAGGACAGGGCGCGGTCAGTCATCGGCCTTCTCCTGCGGCGGCGCGGCGGTTCCAGGCGGCGATGGCGGCGTCCTCGTATTCGTCGCCAATCTCAATTCCGCATTCGTCGCAGTGGATTGTGTGCCAGCACGGGAAATCATCCGGCATTTCCATCGTGTAGCGCAGGACGGGCAGCGTGCCGCAGAACGGGCATGTCTTCAGGTCGGTCATCACATCACCAGCAGTAAGTGGTGCTGCCCGTCGTCCTGCACCCCGCGCCGTTGCTCCAGGTCGAGAGGCCCTGCTGGTTGATGATGGCCGTGCTGCCATCGGGGTACATGACGTAGGGCCCGTTGCGCGTGATCATGCCCTGCGGCGTGTAGATCGTGCCGTTGGGCTGCGCCGGCACGATCTGCGGCTGCGGCGCGCGGGGTGGCTGCCAGGGCTGCTGGGCGATCGCCGGGGTGGCGATCATGGTGACGCCGAGAGTGGCGTACAGCAGCTGGTTGCGGATGAAGCGGGTCATTTTTTGGCTTCCTCTTCTCGTTCGATGGCCTTCGCCAGGAAGAACAGACACTTCTGCAGATCCTTGGACTTGTCGCCCTTGCGGCCAGCGCGACTCATGTACTTCATCGCGTTGAACAGCAGCGGGTCGTTAGGGAACCAGTCCATCATCACGTTGAACGGTTCATACTTCCTTCCCTCGATGTAGTGGGCGGGTGCCGTGATATCGTTGAACTCGGGAGGGATATCTTCACTCATCGGAACCACCCCATGATGCGCTGCAGCAGGGAGGGTTGTGGCACGGGTGTGACAGGCACAGGCGGCTGCGGCGCAGGAACAGCTGGCGGCGAGACATACACGGGCTTCTTGACCTCGGGGTTCATCAGCCGCCGCTCGCGACGGCGCATGGCATGGCTGTCGGTCGGCACGAGGTAGAGGAACGTGTGCCGGTACTTCTGCTTCTCCCAGCCATAGAGCCTGGCCGCCTGCGAGACGGAGTCCGATCCGATGAAGAATCCCTCATCGATCCCCATGCTCGGGGTCACCCACATGCCGCGCGTCTCCTTGGCATTCAGCCGGCGGCACATCTTGCGTGCCCCAGTCTCCTGCGATTGCCGCATCCTCCTTTGACCGGCAGACATGTTCTTTCTCGATTCATCGCTGCGACGCCGGGGCGAGGTATAGGTGATCGGGCTGTCGTCTGGCGGGCAGGACTGCGGGCGTCCCATCGGCGGTTGATGCATGGTCGTTTCTCCTTTCAAGCAGCAGTCGGGGTAGAACGGGTGTCGCGCACCTCGCGCAGCACCTTGAGGGCAGCACGGCCAATACGTCGCGGCGCGTTGTGCGCCATCACCACCAGGCTCTCGATGATGACCTTGTCGCGCTGGCCATGACGACGCGCGGCGTAGGCGTTCTTGAAGTAGGTTTCGGTGCAACCTTGCAGAGTCGATTTCATACCGAACTCATGGCGAAGAGGATGAGGAGGAGGCCGATCGTCAGCATCCAGCGGTGGAGGTTGGCGACGGTCATTAGAGAACAACCGGAGAAGATCGCCGCAGATCCGCCTGCTCGATCGCCGCGATCTGGCGCTCGATCTCTGCAATGTTGGCGAGGCGGTCGCGGACAGCATCGTCCGTCAGGTCGCTGAGTGCGGCGTTGACCGCCGTCAGGGACTCTTCAACGTCGCTGGCGCCGTGACGTTCAGCGAAGTCGTTGATCAGCTGCTCGATCGCCTGGGCGAGTGCCTGTGCCTGCTTGTAGACATTCCCGACGACCAGTCGGGCGTCGTCGAGTTGGCGGTAGAGATATTCAGTTGCGGGCAAAATTGCCTCCCTGCCATGTGGACAGGGAGGCATTCAAACAGCAATCTGTTACATCGTCAACAGGAAACACATAGTCAGACCGAGAACAGATCCGACATTGTCATAACCCGCTGCATGCGGACGATGTGCTGGACTGGTATCTCCAGCACCCGGTCCGGGTTGTATTGCTGGAAACGCATGGCTTTTGAAGTCACGGCTGCCAGCTTCTTGATTATGACTCGGATCTCGGCATCCGGGCCGTCCTGGTACTCGATGATCGCGTGATCGCCGACCCGAGGGCGGCGACGCTCAACGAATACCAGGTCGCCGGGACTGAATGCCGGAACCATCGAAACATCCTCGATATACAAGGCAAATACGTCTGTCCGGCCATTCAATGATGGCGGTCTACGAACATGATCTATGGCGTCTCCCCGCATCATCACCATCCCATTCCCACCGCTGGCGGTACCCAGCACTGGGACATCCTTCGCCATGGATGCAGGAATTGGTGGCACAACCTGCGGTGCAGAGACAACAGAAAAAGGTACGGCTTTTTCTTTGTGCGCCTCCGTACCAGTCCGCAGCCAATGCGGTGTTACCCTAAGTGCCATAGCTAACTCGTGGAGAAAACGAGGACTTTCTGTTTTCCCCGCCTCCAGGTTCCCGATGGCACTCTGGCCAATCCGGAACCCTAAGCGCGTGACCTCATCTGCCAACCCCTTCTGGCTGAGGTCCAGTCGCTCCCGCGCCTCTTTGCAGCGCATCGCGATTGACATTGTATGCCCCTGCTGAATTTTACGTCGTCATGTCCCTAAGCCAAGTATATCTTGCCTCCTAAACAGTTTACTGTTGACCCGCAAGGAGAGTTGTGTTCATTTCGGGTCAATGCGAATGACCCCCCTCAATGCGCTTGACGCGGCCATCAAGATTGCCGGCACCCAGCGGAAGCTGGCCGAGGGCATTGGCCGCAAGCATCAAAGCTACATCGGTGAGATCCGGCGCCGCCTGGTCACCAAGGAAGGCGGCGCCGTGCCAGCGCATGTCTGCCCGGCGATCGAGAAGTTCACCAAAGGCAAGGTCAAGCGTCACCACCTAAACCCGAAGGTGGCGTGGTGAGCACCAATTTGGAACAAGTTTCCGGCACCCCCCAGCCGGAAAGCGCGACGGCCGACGACACGTCTCCTCCCCCTGCCGCGTCGGCCGTCGCGCACCTTATTGCCAGCACCCACAAGCAGATCGCTTCCGCACACGAGCACGGCCGGAAGGCTGTTGGCCTGCGCGACGTGCTGATCGCTCGCATGCAGTTCGCCATCGCCCGCCGCCTGGCGCGGCTGGCTTGGAGCTTTGCGGCTGCAGGGAAGAGGAGGGTGGCGGGATGAACTACGAGGATCTGAAGGAAGCGATCGATTTCTTTGGTGACGGGGCCCACTGCAACAAGGCCACGAGGCTCCTGATGCAAGCCGCCCGCGCTCACCTGGAGACGCTGCCGCGCACCAAGTGGATCGACGCTTGGTACGTCGAGTACGCCACGGATGTCACAACCTGCTGGCACGCATCGGTAACGGCGCACAAGACCAGGGAATTGGCTGAGACGTGGGCCGATCAACTGCGCAAAAACTCGGAAAACTTTGCCTGCGTCCGCATCACCGGCCCGCACAAGCACATGGTGCCGGCGTGACCGAACTCCTCGTCTTCCTCGCCGTCGCGTGCGGCTCCGTTGGTGTGACCCTTCTGTTCATGGAGTGGTGGGATGGGAAATTCTGACGAGTGGACCATGGCTGACGGCTTCGCGCCTGTAAGCCGGCTGCACTACTGTCAGCATCCAAAGGCATGCAGCGCGCCAGAGACCGGGCGCTGCCCGCGTTGCCAGATCTCCCAGCGTGCGCGAGCGGCGCTGCACAAGCACCAACGGCACCTGTCTTCGAACCTGGTCACGAGCCAGTCGGTGCCGACGTATCTCGATCCTGACTTTGACGACTTTGGAGAGTGAGCGTGGAGACTTTGGGCATCGCAACCGAGTTGGCTGAGAAGCGGAAGTCCTTCATGGCACGCCTGTCCACGACGGCGCGCATCATGGCCTTCCCTGATGAGCATCGCCTGAAGATCGACCTGCAGGAGCAGGTGCGGATCGCCAAGGAGAAGTGCAGCGCGCTGGAGGACAAGGTCCGCGTGCTGCAGGCCGACAACAAGGAACTGCGCGAGCGCCTGCGCGGAAGCTTCCGCGAGACCGTCACGGTGCGCCAGGTCACCTCGGCGTACCTGGAGATGCTGGCGACCCTCGGCGTCACGCTCGATGGCCAGCCATGGACGGTCGAGATGATCAATTGCAAGCGCCGGTCGCAGCCCTACGCGCAGGTTCGCCATGTCCTGATGAACCTCTGTCGTCTGCTGACCCGGCAGTCCTACCCGTCGATCGCGAAGACGCTGGGTGGTCGCGACCACACCTCCGTCATGCACGCCGTGCGGCGCACGCCCGACATCCTTCAGAAGCGCCCGGATCTGCGACAGGCCCATGACTTCCTGCTCGCCAAGTACAAGCCCGCGCAGCCGGCGGTGCAGGAGGCGGCGTGATGACCAACGGGTTTGAACAGCACGGCATCACGCACCTCAGTGCGTCCTCGATCAACGCTGCCAGTAACGACATGGCGCTCTTCTTGATGGAGAAGCTGCTCAAGTTCCGCAGCCCCACGAACGCGGCGATGGCGCGGGGCAAGGCAGCTGAAGAGGGGATTCATCATGGCCTGCTGAACCCGCAGGCTTCGGTCGAAGAGTGCGTCGCCAAGGCGATGGCGTGCTTCGACACGGAGATGCGCTTCTCTCCCGACGAGAAGCGCGAGCGCGAGCGCGAACTGGTCCCCGGATACGTCGAGAACGGGCTGGCCGAGTTGCGCCTGTATGGCGTGCCCACGGGCTACCAGGAGAAGATCTCGATCGAACTCGACGGCGTGCCGGTGCCGGTCATCGGGTTCATCGACTGGCGCTTCGACCAGCACGGCATGGTCGTCGATCTCAAGACCACCGAACGCCTGCCGTCGTCGCTCTCGACGGCGCACGCGCGGCAGGGCGCGATCTACATGCGAGCCCACGGCAATTATGCGATGCGCTTCGCCTACACGAAGCCACGCGCGGGCAAGGGTGATGGTCGGTCCTGCATCGTCCTTGAACTCGATCGCGAGCAGGCGGCAGCCGAGATCGCGGCCCTAACGAACATTGCCCAGCGGCTGGAGCGGTTCCTTCGCTTGTCGAAGGATCCCTCCGAGTTGCTGGCCATGGTGATCCCAAACTTCGACAGCTTCTACTGGAGCAGCGGCCCTGTGCGCGCAAAGGGTCGTGAGGTGTTTGGGTTCTAGTCGCGCGGCACAATGGTGAATGGAGAATGGTTATGGGTCTTATGATTGGCGGTTCTGGCGCGTCGGCCAAAGCCTATTTGAAGTACAATGCGAAGAGCGGTCGCTGGTCCGTCCGCAACATCGACGGCAGCGAGAACGAGATCGGTGATCCGACGTTCGCCGCCGACCTGGAGAACATCGCCACCGGCTGGATGCTTTTCGAGAAGGGCATGCCGCCGCAGCGCGTCATGGACGCCAGCACCGATCAGCCGGCACCGAAGCCGACCGGCGGCGACTTCAAGCGCGGGTTCATCCTGTCGGTGTATTCGAAGAACCTCTTCGGCGGCATCGCTGAACTCTCGGGCACCAGCAACGTGCTGGCGAACGTGGTGAAGAGCCTCTACGCGCAGTTCGAAGAGGGCAAGGACGCTAACGCCGGCAAGGTGCCGGTGATCGAGTGCAAGGGTGCCACGGCCGAGAAGGGGAAGTTTGGCACCAACTACGCGCCCAACCTGACGATCGCCAAGTGGATCGATCGACCGGATGACCTGGCCGATGAGAGCCCGGCCCACCCGAACGATATCTATAAGCCCGCCGCGTTGACTGGCGCTCCGACGCCAGCAGCCTCGGGCCATGTACCGCCGCCGTCTCCGAGGCCTGCGTCTTCCTCGGCCACGGAGTTCTGAGCGCGGAGCGGGGAGGGGTGCGAGTGGTGGCGCATCCCCTCCCCGCACTTTTTGTTGGGCGGGAGGAGAAATGGACTTGAGCCAGATACAAGAACTCCGTCAGTCAATGGCGGCGCATGGCTGGGCACCGATCCCCCTGATGACCGGCGACAAGTCGGTGAAGATCAAAGACTGGTCGATCCTGGCGCGTGAGAAGCGCGACTACTTCGCCCAGCAGCCGGTCCGGTCGGACATGGCGAATACAGGATTTTTGTGTGACGGCCTCCGGGTCGTGGACATCGACATCGACGACAAGGAGTACGTCCACCATGTGGGTCGCATCGCACTGCGTGTACTGGGCGATCGTCCCCTCATGCGCCGTCGTTCTAATTCTGAT